GCTTCCTGTGGGACATCGAGAGCCGCCCGTGCGAGTGTGCCCAGGACTGGCGTGAGAAGCTGGTTCTACTGACGACGGCGCTCGGCATCATCGGCGCGGTGACCGGTGGCGTGATGGTGGCGAGAAAGGGCCTCTAGGCGTCTGAAAGACGGCGCAGCCGGTCATGGATTTCACGGAGCTGAAGGACCCTCGCTTCCAGAGAGTTTCATGGATTTCACCGAGCCGTGCTTCGCACCAGTCCGTGGAATTCATGGAGTCCAGGGTCCTTGGACGGGGCCGGCTGGGCCGGCCCCATTCAACTTTTTTCCCCGCCCCTAGTATAAAATGGCCAGCACCCTTGTCTCCGCAGCTGTCGAGGTTGAGTCCTTCGCCCTGAACGCGATCGTCGGTTCCCTGTTCTTCACGGCCAGCCTGTCCATCCTGGACCTGGTCCGCTTCTGGGTCAGCATGCTCATCCAGGTCCCCAAGAACACCGGCTCGTTCTTCCTGATCACGGCCCTCCTGACGACCCTCCTGGCCGTCCTGGGCTTCATGCTGATCAAGTTCGCCGCCCGTAACGTGACCATCCAGAAGCCTACGGCAGTCTACGCCGTAACCAGATAAGCCTGTTTACGCTGCGTAAAGGTCCTGCACCGGGTTAGGCCGTATGAACGTCTTGTAACCCCAGAAACCCAATAACAAAAGTAAAACGAGGATGAAGATCGTCCACTTGCCGAACGGCGTCTTTTTGGGCGGCGGGGGCGGTGGCGGCGGCTTGGCCTGCTCATCAAGCATGCGCTTGATTTCCAGTTCCCCAAGTCGTCGGCTCATGTCCTTCAGGTCCTCCTGCTCCTCTTCAGATTCGCGATCCCGAATGTGAAGTCTGAGAACGAATGCGTTCGTGTCCCAGCCCCTGAAGTTTACGGGCGCGCCGTTCTTGTCGACCCACCGGACCGTCAGACGCTGCAGGCTTGCGATGGGCTCGGGATACGTCACAGACACCGAGTAATCCTTGCACTCGTGGAAATTCTTGATACAGGCCGAGCCTACATCCATCATGACGGGGGCAAAGTTGCGGTTGGCGTTCGACCCCGTGATCGTGCCGTTCGCGCCGGTGATGGCGCCCGTGTCCACGTGGCTGGGCGTCCTGAGTTCGTCAATGTCCAGGAAGATGTATTCATTTATAGACATGTCAACCAGCGTTGAACTCCTCAGAATGTACTTGCCGGTGTACGACGGGTCGGTAGGTCCTGCGAGGGCGGACGTGTGCATCGTGCCCCGGGAAAGGCCGAGCATCTTGGAGAGTTCGGCTGAGTGTATGAAGATTGTGAAGGGGGTCGCGCTCGAGAAGAGAAAGTGGCCTTCATCTGGCAAGTACTCGAGGGTCAGGGAAGTGGTGGTGAGCGCCTGAGCCAACCCGTAAACTGAATAGAATCCTGGGTTGATGGAGACATTGCTCGAATTGATGCTGATTACGTTGGAACCGTTTGTGCAGTTAAATACGGTATTCGGGACGCGCGCACTGACCAGGTCTACGCGCTCTATATCTTTTATGGGGCTCGTGAGGTGCAGTGTGTATGAGTTGCCTGAGGGGTACAAGGCTACGTCACGGTTCTTGGAGTCTGCGAAAAGGAGACGGGTCGTCATCTCTTACTGGTATTTACTGAGAGTTTAGCTTGGCTTCTAGAGCGGCAAGTCTCTCAGTCAGCATCTCTATAGTCGTCTGTTGGGTCTTGACCAGTGCATGGAGTTCCTTGAGGCCCCCGAACCCGACCGCCATCAGGTAGTCGTGATTCACCATGCGCGAGTCATCAACTTCTGGACCCACCACGAAAAGTTTGTCCTTGGGGACCTTTTCGAATTTCACTTCCAAATTATCTGCATCGATGACCCGAACGATATCGATAGTGGTCTTGCCGTTCTCGGGGTCCACGACCTCGAGCTTCCTTTCGGTCGTTAGGCCGTGGTTCGTCAGGGTGATTGTAGATTCGGTAAACGCGTCAGCCTCGTGGTAAATGGTCGGTACGACACCTGTCGTTGTCCCGACCGCATCGGGGAGAACCTTCTCGACCTCTTGAGCGAAGAACCCTATCTTCTTCGACGAGTCCTTTGAAATCTTGTCGATCCACGAGTATTGGCGAACGTCCACCTTGTTGACGAGATTCAAGTACGATTCAGTGGGGTCTGATTCGAGAATTTTAGCGCGTCTGTCTGAAAATGCGACTATCGACCCGTTGGTGCCAATGTCGCCTATTCCGAGAATACTCACGTTAAAAACAGATCCGCCTGTTGTTGTGAGGGCCGTGGGATTGTTGAAGTATCGAGCGGCCGTGCTACCGGTGGCCGCCGTCGCTTGAACTTGCAAAGGGTACGAAGGATTCGTCGTCCCGATGCCGACGTTGCCACTTGCTCCGTTTATACGCATTCGTTCACGTACGCCCCCAGTATTTGCGTAGAGTACTTCGAACACCAAGTCGCCCGAAATGCCACCTGAGTTGTTAGGTACTCCACTGATGCGCGCCTGCATTGCGTGTGACGAACTGAAACCCTGAAGCGCCCCTAATCCAATCGACGCCCCCTTGTTATTTGCTTGTGTATCTTCCGTGCCCACGAAAAGCGTCGAGACAAGCGTCTGATTTGTTGTTAAGCTCGGTGTGCATGAAGGGCCTATGATATTCACTCGTGCACTTGTTGTGGAACTCGCGTAATCGGATGCAGACGAGCCCACTTGAAGAGATACTTTGGGATTCGTCGTCCCGATACCCACACTTCCTCCATTAGGATTCAAAAGGATCGGGTAATTCGTGGCGTTGTTCGTGCTCAAGTGATTTTGGATCCAAAAAGGGTTGGTCCCACCGATGGAACCAAAGTCGAGGCAGATCGAGCCGCTCTGGATCCGCGCCACGACGTTCGACGACCCCGTGCCCGACGCGTCTGGATAACCTGCGTTTCCCGACAAGACGTTGAACGTGCCTTTGGGGTCGGTCGTCCCGATACCCACGTTGCCACCGGCGCCATTGAGAATAAGGGGTTTGGCACCCGTAAGGTATTCCATTGACTGAATCAGGGCTATGTTGTTTGATGTGTCGTACATGAGCCCGAGTCTCCGGTTCGTAATTGTAGCTCCCGATATGATCAATTGACCCGGATTCGAATTGTCAGCCGCATAAATCGTCGGGCCCAGGCTCTTGTCACTGGCGATATGAAGAGTCGTCAATGGACTCGTAGTGCCAATACCGACGTAGTTACCCGCCTGAAGAGTCATAACGGGTGCACCACCGTTGCCACCGTTCCCAGGTGTGAAAATCTGCGTAGAGTCCCTCGAGTTTACGTAAGAGCAACTGATGACGTTCGCGTATGTGAAATTCCCCGAGCCCTGTGCGTAACACGCGAGAAGAGGAATGGAGCTGTATGGGCCGCATATGGTTCCGGCGCTCGTTAGCGTGTACCCCGGGTTCGTCGTCCCCACCCCTACATTCCCGTTCGCACCCACGAAAAGAGCCGTGGACCCGGTGGTCGTCTGGGCGCTGAACACGTTGCCCGTGCCGAACTGCCTCACGGTCAGTGCGTTCGATGAAACTGCATTGCCGGTCACTAGGACCGCGGACGAGTTTATCAGGGTCGGAACGGCCGTCCCTGAGTTTTGGTTGAACGTACTCATCTACTCTCTAGGGAGATTTGTTTGGGGCACGGGCGGCTTGGGGATTCCGGAGAGGGTGTAGACGTCCACAGCCTTGCGCTCATCGGCGGGCGGCCAGTCTTTCATGAGCGGAATGAGGCTATGAGCCTTGTCGATTGGATTCATTCCTTAAAAGAGTAATCATTCTTTTATTGTCGAGCTCATCAGGACAAAGAGGTCGTGGCGTCTATGTTTGTTGTCGGCAAGGTATTTGCGTAGGAAATCACGGACGGCTATGTAATAGTACGAAAGGGGCTCTATTGTCCCGTGCCAATTGTGGTCATTGAGGTGCACGCCTGAAGTCTCCCTGACCCATTCCCCGAACGTCGAGTACTTTTCCCAGTTTTTGAGGTGCAGGAACGGGAACAGGCGCTCGTGCATCATGAGAAGCGTCAGAATGGTGAGCTTGTGCAGGGTTATGAGTTCGAGCCTGTCCCGGCGCCTGATGTAAATTTCGTCTGGGAATTCCAGGTTCTTGAGGACGATCGACTTGTTTTCATCGATTGCAAAAATCTGATGGAGCATAGCCCGGATCCACGCCTCTGGTCGAGCCTGTGCCGTTGGACCGACTACGTGCCCTAGGCTCAATTCATCAAAGTTGTTGCGCTTGATGCCCTTGAGGAAACCTGCTGGAGCCCGCTTGTACTTCACGTCAGGTGGCCGGACGCATGGGTTCCGTCGAGCCTTGTGCTTCTTGAATGCGGACGTCCCGAACGGCCTGAGGGCAAAGTCCACCTGGCACACCGGGCACATGAGGCTCTCGGTCGTCCTGGGCCTCCCCATATACCATGGCCTGAGAAAAAGTTATTGGCCGTTTCGCCAACCCCTCGGTCCGGAACACTACCCCCTATACTGTATATGTATATATAAACTAGATTCTTTTCCTAGTACTCTCAATTGGGGAACAAAAGGTTATTGAAATCTCCAAATACTCCCAGATGGGCTGGACCCCGTGAAACCCTGGGAACCTCCATAAAGTCGGTAAAGTCAATCTACGATTAGTTTTACCGAGTCTATGAATTTTGTATCAAAAAGGAACCTCCATTGAATTTTTAAACAGGCGCGACGGGCCACTCGATCGCAAAAGGATCTGATTGAAGAGTGACGTCACGCAACTGAGCACGGTACTGGACCCACTCGGGCTTGTTGGGGACCTCGTAGTCGGTCACGCTGCAGGTCCAGTCGGATTCGTAGAGCTTCTGGCGCTGCTGGGTGCGGACGGCGGTCCACTGGGCGTCGAGCTTTGCCTGGACTTTGGCGGGGTCTTCGACGAGTTGGATGGTTCCCTCGGCGTCCTTGACCGCCTGGTCCGCAAGGACGTCGAACGGGATCAGGCACTCGAGGTCATCTTCAGCCCATTTGTCACCCCCGTTCGTGTTGTACTTTAGAGTGATCTCGAGGGAATCGGGGTCGACGCGGGCGAAGGTGAAGCAGCTCATCTACTAGAGAGCCAGGAAAAAGGAAGGATTTAGAGCTCCGCGTTGGTGACCCAGTGACCAAAGCAACGTGCAACGGTGTACGCAACAGTACCCGCGGTGAGATATAAAGAAAATGAAGTTGTAGCGTTGCTGTAAAAGGTGGGAGCTGCGTTAACGACTCCTGCGCTTGTTTCGTAAGTCCATTGACCGCTCGTACCCGAGGACAAATAAACGGTCGGGGCCACGTTTGATCTTTTTGGAACCGCGTATCTTACAGTGGCCCACATAAACTTATTAAAGTCCGTACTGCCTGAAAAGAAGGGGCACCCAATTACTGTATTTGTCCCAGGAGCCGTACCGATCTCATAGGACTGCTCATAGTACCTCTGACAGAGGGATAGTTCTATCCCGTAGGGGCGAACCTCGAACGGCGTGGCCACGGAACCCTTCTCGAGCTGGACGCCGGTCACGTCGAAGTAGTCGAAACCACCGGCGGTTCCCACTGGGACATAAAGTGCGTAAAGCCCAACCTGGGACGCTGTTTGTCCGATAAAGGTTGTGAATGTCGCACGCTGCCACGCGTTGGAGTTGGGATACGTAGGCCCCGAGAGAGTCACCTGATTTGTGAATCCCGATGCGACTCCGTTTTGGTCGATACCGGTTCCGTAAATTATAGTCGGTGTGAAACCTGTTCCACTGTACCCCGCGCCTGTGCGGTACCAGCACGAGAAGGTGATCGCCCCCCCTGCAAATCTGTACGACTCCTTGGATTCGAGCATCTGAGCCCACGAAATGAATTGTGTACTCGTGTCGCCGGTCTGTCTCCCGACGCGGAGGTGATATTGAATGCCCTGTGAGTATGGTGCGTCTGTGGTTGCGAGCGTTCCCTGAGCATATGCACCTCCGCCGTTAAACCCACCTCTTGTATGATTTTGGCGATCTAAACTGTAACCAATACCCGAAGCGGGTACTGCCATCGCCGTAGGACTCGCCCAATTCGTGGAGATTCCACGCTGGTTGACGGCCATCCCGCCGTTGATGATGGCGTTCCTAAACATCAACGGATTCCCCGCGCTCAATGTACCCGCGACCACGGCGCTCCCAGCAACCTCCAGGGCCTGGGTTGGTGTGGTAACACCGACCCCGAGCCGGCCGTCCGCCGAGACGCTCGGGCCCTCGATGGAGCCGTTGAGGGTCCATTCGATGATAGAAGCTGTAGTGAAAGTATAAATCAAATTCACGACCATCCTGAAGTATGTGAAGGCCTGGGGAGAACTGACCGTATAGGTCACGCCAACTCCAGGAGCCGTCGTGGTCGTTCTCTGGTCGACGAGGAACCAGTTGGTTCCGTCACGTGAACCCAGAATGTACCATATACTTGGGTATCCGTTTGGATTGATGTAATAATTCGAAAGAACAATTGAAGATGGCTGCTGAATCTGAAGCCACTCGCCTCTGTACGATGTTCCATTGACATCGACCGTCACGACCGACCCAGAGTACGGAGAGCCCGCTGTGTAAGTAGAGTTCGTTGTGTTCCACGCAGTGCCAGTATTTTTGTCAAAAGCCTGCCATGCAGCGCCATTTGTATCACTACTCGCACTCGCCACGTAGACCCCACCCCCGTAATAAGACTGACCGGTCATATTGGTCGCGTAAGTGGTCATGGGCGCGGGCGGGAAGGCCAGGACCGTGTTGCAATTCGCGCCGCCGAGTTTAGGCACGACCATCTTACCGGGTGCGAGGGGCACGCGCACGAGCAGGCGAGTCGTCAGGGACCCGCCGGCCGTGTTGGACGCGGGGAACAGAGGTGAAGTGCTCGGCGTGAACGCGTTGTTGTTGTACAGGTACATAGCGCCTGAGCCGGTCGTTATGCGGAGGTTGGTGAGGGAGCCGTTGTATGTTTGAGTACCGTACTGACCCGTCAATAGAGGCTGATTAGACACTGGAACGATACCGCCTCCCGACGACCACGTGCCCACGGTTCCAGAGGCCGTGGCAGCGCCACCACTAAATCCGAGTGTTTGCGGTTGACCGTTTATATAAATCTGAAGACGTCTAGAAGAACTTTGATAAATAACTGAAACGTGCTGCCAAGTTCCTGTACTTAACGCACCTGTTGAATAGATAGAAGTTGAAATGTTATTCCAAATGGAGAACCAATTGGGTCTACCTACGTTATCGATGTAAATTGCCCAGTACGGATTGTTGAGGCTCGTATCAGTACACGCTATGATGGATGGGTACGTGCTAAAACTGCTCGGATTCACCCAAGCCTCCACCACGAAATCGCCGAACGCATAGATGTTCGAGTTGGAAAAGGGCTGACCGGTCGTGCCGAACGAGATGTACGCGTTCGCCGTCCCAGGGAACACGAGCGCGCCTTCACCGGCCGCCGCGAATCCCGTGGGTGCCGAGGACGTCGTCGTAATTAAAGAGGTCAAGTTGCCCGTGGCCAGCGAAAGCGAGTTGACGCCGAGGTCCACGGGCGCGTACGTCGTCTGACCGAACGTGCCCAGACTCGTGATGCTGCCCTGGAACGTCACGTTCGCTTGGACGAGCGAGGACATCTACTAAGGGGGGAGCATTTATTTCGGTCTTTGATTCTTTCAGGGGAGCGTCAGGGCGCGCTCCCCAGAATATTTTCTCGGTCAAGGGTAAGATGGGCTGGATCTACCAGGCACGGAACAAAGTGAACGGCAAGTGTTATGTGGGTCAGACGCGACAGAAGACGTGTAAAGACCGATGGCGGCAGCACAAGTACAGCAAGTGTGGCGTGTTTAGTCTGGCAATTCGAAAACATGGATGGAACGCATTCGAATTTTCTGTACTTATCGAAGTTCCAAACGATCAACTGAACGAGAATGAGATTCGTGAGATTGCCGAAAGAAACACAATGGTTCCAAACGGGTACAACGTCGAACCCGGTGGGAAACAGGATTACGAGTATCACGGACGCCTTGAGAACGTCCCGAGGGGTCCTAAACATTATTTGTACGGGAAGCACCTGTCGGACGAGACGAAACAGAGAATGAGTGAATCTCTCAAAGGGAATGTTTGGAACATCGGTAAACCTATAGACCCAGGGGTCAAGGCGCGTATGATCGCGTCCCAGCCCCGGCTCGGACGCAAGAAGGTTGATCAGTTTGGACTAGATGGGGCGTTCATCAGGACTTGGGACTCTTTGAAAGATACGGGAATCAATGGAGTTGCGAATTGCTGCAACGGAAAGTCCAAGACGTCCAAAGGGTTCCAATGGAGATGGCACGGTGAAGCCGTCGAAGAACTCGAGCCCGTCGTCAAGCCGACCGATGAGGACAAGAAACAAGCGGCCCGAGCGCGAAGCCGAAAACATTACGCGGCTCGCCACGAAGAAGTGAAAGAAAAGGCAAAGACGTACAATACCGATAAGGAAAAGAGAAAGCAGAGTTACAACAGGTGGTTTGAAAAGAATCGAGATGAGGTCAACGCCCGCAAACGCGCACGGCGCCAAGCACTTAAGAATAATTTGGTCAGTGATATTAAGGAATGACCGAGGTCTATAAAGGACTGCCCATCGAACCCATGTACGAGGCGTGGAAGGCCCAGGAGGACAAGAAGGCCGAGTCGCACCGCAAGAAGCTCGAGAGGGATCGGAAGGCCAAGAAGGTGTACCGTGAGAAGAACAAGGAACTTCTCAGGGAACAGGCGAAGGCGTACTACCACGAAAAGAAGAATGCTGCGACTGTGTGAATCTTCGCGAAGATCATGGCATCTGAAGGAAGGGCGTGCGCTCTGACGCTGTCGAGGCTCTGCACCTGGCCCGTCACGACCTGACTGGCCGAGACGAGAGAGGTCATCGCGTTCTATTAGTTGTGGGGAGAAAAACTTGTTAGGTAGTAACATGACTTCCCTCCCAGTGTTCCGTCTCCAGTCGCTGGCCACCATGCCCAACGTGACCGCCCGGGACATTCGCAACTATTTTCGCCTGAAAAACAAGTCCAATCCCGAGGCGAACGCTTTCAGGCGGCGAATGGGCCGGCTCCTGGGATTCCCGACAAACGTGACTCCGACGTGGGCCGCGATAAAGGTCCAGGCGGGTTTCGCGCCTTTTGCGAGAAACGTCGAGACTTTCACGACGCGACTCATAGGAACCGGCGGGCGGGGCCATCGTAACGCCCAGGGTGCGACTCGCTGGCCTGGAGGGAATCCGTACACGTATTTCAGTGGGCCCGTGGTGAATCGGCGGCACAACATGAGCCCGTGGGCCTCTATATTCAAGGCCGCCCCGCCCCTCCGCAAACGTGCGGGAATGATCGCCTATGGCCTGTCCCGCCCACCCCACAACGCCAACGGCGCACAGGGTCGTGTCCCATTGAACCGAAACATGGCCAAGATGATCGGCGAACTCGTACGTACGATGGAACTCGGAAACGTCCGGCGCTCACCGCGCTCACCGGTCCCGGGGGCGCTTCGGGCCGCGTCACCTCCACGGGCCGCGTCACCTCCTCGGCGTCGGAGCGTGAGAAGTCGGTCGGCGAAGCGGTGAAAGGGTTATTTTAGAGGCTCTGGGGGTGGGTGGACGATGCCGGAGATGGGCGCTATGATGTATCCTCGCGCCTCTAGTTCTTGCGTGACTTCCGCCTTGCTCACGTATAGGCCACCGGGCATCAAATTTTCGATGTCGAGTATGATTTTTTCAAGGTGGACTGGTCTGTCAAGTTTCAAGTTGCCCACGTGTTTCTCCACGTCCGTCTTGATGTCCATGCCGAAAACAAAGGGCTGGATGCTATAGCCACTCCCTCGCCATATACGCGAGTCATGACGGACCTCAACGTCATATTGTGAAAAAACACCCTTGTAAAAGTCTTCATTAAACCTCAATAGACCTATTTCATTACGTTGGCACCATGCACGGAAATAACTGATTAGCTCTTTCACGGGGCATGACCTCAACGGATCTAAAATAACTTCATTGGACTGAATGAATCTTTTTAGGGGGTGCTGCTCAAGTCGCGTGGCGGGCTTCACGCTCGTCACCCCGTGTATGATGTCCACCATGCGATTCTCGTCGCCAGTGAAGTACTCGTTGCCCCTGATGTGCTTTCCAAACTCGTTCTTGAACATTCCGATAATCTCTCCTTCAATTGAAACGACGTCGCCCTGGACCTTTCGGACGTATACGATCTGACTGTCGGGTGGGTAGCTCTTGAGCCTCTTCAGGTAGTTGCCGTAGTCCTGCTGGGTCCTCCCCACCTTGTACACACCGTCCGCCATCATGATAAGGTAGATGTAGCCGTTGGGCATCCCTTACCCTGGCCTGAGAAAAGAAATTTGGCCTGGGGCTCCAGACCCTGACCCGAATTCACAAATGCGTGGGACCCTCCACACATTTGTGAATTTTTAATTATTGTTTTTACTTTTTGACATGAGTTTGGAGAGAAAATGCCCAACGAAATTTCTCAAGGAGCTTCATAGACCCCGGCGGCTATGTTGAGATCACGGGTCGCCTTGCGCTTGCCCGGGAACCTGCCAAAGTAGTCCTTGAGGAACGTGCGGACAGCCTGAAAGTACTCGCACCGCTTGGACATGTCGCCCGTCCACACGTTGTTGTCGAGGTCCACGAGGGTCGTGCGCCACATCCAATCCTTGAACTCGGCGTACCGGGCCCAGTCCTTGAGCAGCGGCAAGACCTGATTATGAACCACGAGGCACACGAGCTCCGTGAGCCCATCGAGGTTCACACGTTTGAGACCCTTCGCCTCCTCTTGGTTGATCCAGACGATGAGTTGCTCCTTGTGGAGGTTCGGCCAGACTATGCACTGGTTCGGGACCCGGCTGAAAACCTGCCTGAGAAGTTCTGGAACCACGGCGGTCATGTGACCCTTGGCGGGCGGCACGAGTCCCTGGAGATCCATCTCACCGAGCCGATGTCTGAAAACCTCTGGGACGGGCTTGGCCTCCCTGACGTACTTGGCGGCCTCGGGGCGGTCACACGGGTTGTGCCGAGCGTCGTGACGGGTCTTGGCTATCTTCCACGACGGGCCCTTGAAGAGAACCCCACAACGTTCACACCGATGCTCCATCTACCATGGCCTGAGAAATTTCTTCCAGGGTCGGGACGGGCACGAGGTCCTTGAGAATTTCTTCACGGGTGATTTTCCCACTGGCCAAGAGCCCGAGTTTGCCCTGGGTGTCGGCCTCGATGTGTGCCCGGCACAGGGTCCGGCCTCCCCACCGGAGTTCACTGCATCCTTGGATCACACACTCCATTTCTAAAATACAATTCTCTTTTTTAAGACTGAGTTTGGAGAGAAAATGCCCGATGAAATTTCTTAAAGGTCCATAAAGTCAAGGGAACCCGCGCGAAGCGCCACCCCCTTGAGTCTATGAAATTCCCATAAAGTCTCCGAGCCCCTTATAGATATGAAGTTCGTGACGTTCGACACGGACGAGCACGCCGATGCGTTTTTAGCACTGATGAGACGGCTCGAGAAGGACCAGAGCGGCTTTTGGCACAACCGCGGATTCATTCTCGAGAGGTTCAGGGATGTGGTGATCGCCACGGTTGACGACGACCTTGTACTCGGGTTTTACATTTCGAAGGACGGGCCTGACGGGTCGCGAATAGTGGAGATCATACAGGCGTTCGAGGAGCGCCAAGGGCTCGGGACGTTGATGATGGAAGACCTGTGTGCGAGGTATGAACCCGAGCACATATTGTGTTTCGAACCGCTCGCCGAGTCCATAGGGTTTTGGAAACAGGCTGGGGTACGGGCGATCGATAGGCGCAAGAGGGTGTGGAGTCTATGAAATTAAACATCCGTGACGACCGGAGCCTCCACGACGGGCTCAGCCTCGGGGACGGGCTCAGCCTCCACAACGGGCGCAGCCTCCTCAACGACCGGCTCAGCCTCGGGGACGGGCTCAGACTCCACGACGGGCTCAGCCTCTGGGACGGGCTCAGACTCCACGACGGGCTCAACGACAGGAACCTCCTCAACGACAGGAACCTCCTCAACGACAGGAACCTCCTGAACCTCCTCAACGACAGGAACCTCCTCAACGACAGGAACCTCCTCAACGACAGGAACCTCCTCAACGACCGGAACGACGGGCTCAACCTCCGCGTGAGTCAAGAGACTGGAGAGACGCGAGCCAGTGACGGGCGCGACAGGAACGCTAGTTCCTGGAGCCGGGGGCCAGGGGACCGAGTTCGCAGAACTCGTGACCTGCTCGTCCGTGACCTCGTCCGGCAGGTCGCGCAGGGCCTGCCTGTAGGCGAACCAGGCGTCCTTCTTGTCTTGGCTGAGGTGAGCGTCAGACAAAGCGACCCAATCGCTTGCGGCGAGTCTCGCGTTTCTCTCGGTTCTGAGTTGAGTCCAGGCTTGGGCTGTTTTGGCCTGGACTTTGACGGGGTCTTCGACGAGTGTGACGGTCCCGTCTTCAGCCTGCACGCCCTTGACGGCGTCCCACGCGAGACCCTCTGGAACCTCAATGCGGATCCCGGGGGTCACGGGAACTATGGGGCTGTCGCTAAAGTACCAGTCAGCGACGGTCAAGGTATTTGAATCCAGAATTACGATCTGGCTCATTCTACTCTAGGCTAGGAAGTTTCTAGAGCTCCGCACTGAACGCTACGAAAGCGCCCGTGGTGTTGTTGGCTTGGAGAATCGCCCCCTGCCCAGCGGTCTGTCCAGCAACGGTGAATGTCAAAATTGACGAGTTCAGACCGGTCGTAAAAGTACTAAGAGCTGAAGGTGAAACGGACGCCCCAGTTGAAAGAACGACGAATGTCGTCATCGCGCTATTAGAGTTTTGAGTAGGCTGCGCTCTCATCTGAACTGGGAACGGCACCATAATGAGTGCCGACGTGCCGTTCGTGTAACCCGATCCAAACCCCGTGTAGACGCCACCCGCCGACGAGAAGTTCCAATAATACCTCTGACACAGCTGAAGTTCGGTCGCGTACGGACGGACCTCGAAAGGCGTGGCCACGGTCCCACGCTCGAGCTGGACGCCTGTGATGTAGCGGGACCAGCCGACTGTGCTGGCGAGGTCGTAGGTTCCCCAAACTCGGAATTTGTTTGTAGAAACGGCGCTTACCCATGTGTTTGGCTGGGCCGGGCTCGAAGCACCGAAGCTCGTGAGAGGGAAGGATACATACGTGTGAGTAGTGTTGAGAGCAGCCGTGAAAGAACCTGCGGCCGAAGGTGGTGGTGGAACCGTAATCGTGACATATTGCCATGCGCTCGGACCACTTACTGTATATGACGAAAGATAGTAATACGTCGCTGAAGAACCGGAATATACCACAGCAACCGGCAAGATAGAACCGGCCGGGACGTTCGTGATCATGGTCCAGAACGAAAGTGTGACGGGTTGGCCATAGCTCGTTCCCCAGCTGAGATCATACATGTTGTAGCCCTCGATGTACTGCCTAGATGTTCCGTAGTCGTTGGAGGTCGTCGCCACCGTCATGGTCTGGACGAAACTGTTCGAGAACCCCTGACCCAGTGGAACCACGGCGCTCTGACCGGTCGTGAAAGTTCCGCTAGTGACGTACACGGAGTTCCACCGATCGATATCCAGCACCGCATTGGTGGACGCAGCAATTGTTGAAGGCCCCACACCCCTCTGCGCGATCCGCATGTCGCCGTTGATGATCCGATTCCTGAAGGCGCCCATGCCCGCGCCTCCACTGATCGTGCCCGAGACGACGAGATCGCCAGCCACCTCCAAGGCGCGCTGCGGGTTGGCGATGCCCACGCCCACCTTGGAATCGCTGGTGATGCAGAGGGACTCTTCGGTTCCGTTGAAGATGAGTTCCATGATTGTGAAAGTTGGAACAGCACCACTTCCACTTGTTTTGTTCGCGATGATTCTGAAGTAAGTGTACGCCTGGGTTGACGATGCCGTGAATGTCTGAGTCACTGAGTTGCCCCAGCCGGAAACGCCTGCACGTGAATCCACCAAAGTCCAGTTGATTCCATCACGTGAACCAAGTACATAAAACGTCGAAGGAGACTGATACGATCCCGCATCAGAACTTGCCGTGATAGAATACGTACCCAAAACGACGGACACCGGCGACTGGAACTGGAGCCATTCACCTGCGTACGAGTTTCCGAGCGTGTCGACGGTGATCACTGAACCCGTGTACGCCCCCGAACTGTAGTTCGTCGCAGAGGCCCATTCATACCCTAATGGATTACCACCGGCAGTTTGCGACCGTTTGTCGAACGCTATCCATGCTGAATATGAACCCGACGTGTTATACTCCGAAGACGCACTCGCCACGTACTTCCCCTGCCCATAAGTCACCAAGGCATTAGAGGTTGTATCGAGCAAATAAGACGACATGGGCGCCGGGGGGTACGACTGAACCACGCGGCCGGCACCGATACTCGTCGAATTCAAGCCGCGGCCCTGGACCTCGAGGGTGGTGCCGGGTTGGCCACCGAGGGACTTGAGAAGGAGCAGAGTGCTAGAGTCGGTGGCGAAGGGCGCCGTGGGAACCGTGTACGTCGAGCCGGTGTACCGAGCCACGTTGGAGACGCGGAGGTCGGCGAGGTTGCCGACAATCTGCCCAGCTGAGACCGACCCACCAATCCTGAAATTGGATGTTGGTGTATAAATCATATTTGAACCAGATGGAGTAGCCGATGCAACTGTTGATGACGTTCCGGATGTTCCCTGATAAATGTTAGACTTTGCGCCATCATAAGTTATTGCGAGATGCGTCCAAGTGCTCAGGGGAATTGCAGTACCGGCTATAATCAACACACCGCCATTTGAGTTTATATACGGAACTCCTGAACTATTTAGACCAACGGCGAAGTCTGATCCTGAATTTGTTGTATATGGTTCGCGCACAAAAACAGGAGTGTTTGGATAACTGTTCAGGTACACCCACCCCTCAATAGTCCACGCGTTCGCCCACAGGTTGGTCGTGAGCACCGAAGACGCCGCATTGCCGTAATCGATGTACCCGGTGCCGTCGAAACGGATCGAGTCGAGCTGCGGGTACGTGGTCGAGTAGGGGCTGAGCACGTTTGATGTGACTCCGCCGATGGGCGTGGGGACGGCGCCATAAGCACTGGCTTGCAGTGCGATCGGAGTGACGTCCTGGATGCTCGGGTAGGTTGGCAGAGGGTACTGAGTGTCCAAAGACCAGGCGACGGTGGCACCTGACGGGAGGGTCTGGTTGAAGTTGGGGCTCAGGGTGCTCGTGAAGTTGCCCGACGAGTAGACGTTCGCAGCCGCCTTGCTTGCAGCACTCGTATCATTACCGAAGACGAGGCGCGCCTTGGCGATGGCGAAGTTGGGGCCTGCTTGAGTGTTTGCCTGGCCAACCGTTATAGGTGCGTTCACCGACGCAGTCGGGGTGGACGCGGGTCCGGAAGGTGCGATGGTTCCCGAACCACCTGCGGGAGCGAAATTCCCACCAGTTAGGGTCTGAAACACGCCGTTCACAGCAACGTAGACGTTCGAGCCATTCGACTGAACCATTAGGTGATTCCATGAACCTGTCGTGATTGTCGATGAAGTCTGAAGAGACCGCCATGTAGTATCGTACCAGTACCACCCGACTTGACCGGTCGTGAGAGGCCCAAATGACCACTCGTCATAAGCAGAGGTCGGCACCATATGCCCCAACATAAAAGAAGAGAATGCGCCTCCATTATTTAAATTGGAGTTGGCGAACGACGCGAAGTTGACCCAAGCCTCCAAGCAGAACCCGTTGGTGAACCAATTTGTATTAGTGGGACTGGAAGATACACTATAATAAGACCCCACCGTCCCCGGCAAGGTCAAACAAGGTCCATAGGGCGAGGTCGAGGCGCCCGGGAAGTACTGGGTCTGGAGGGCCATGGTCAGGTTGGACGTGTAGCCGGTGTCCATACCTGTACGGTAGGTCGGGGCGGTCGTGAAGGGGGCGGACTGAGGGCTAAAAGTGGTGATGGGGACGATGGAGCCGGTCATGACGCGAACGTCGGCGACGTTGCCGGAAAAGTACGCCGTACTATTATTATCGTGAAACAGGTAGATATTCGCCGTCGATGAAAAGACTGGTTGTGAACCTGTCGGCGACCCGAACGGCACAGCCGTGCTGGCAGCACCGTTCACAAAAGCATATAAGGTACCCTGAGTCGCGCTTGTACGATGGTATGATGCGGCCAAGTGAACCCATGGCCCAGCCGTCAAGCTTCCCGTCTGAGCCGTAACTGTTGTGGTCGCGTTAGATACCTGAAATACGATATAGTTTCCGCTATGAATATAAATGCCGAAATCTACGCCACCGGGAATTGACCGATTGATGATATTCTGGAATCTCCCAATACCCGCCAAGTTTACCCACGTCTCCATGAACAGATTTGAGGCTGCAAGATTTGAGAAACGCAACGAATGTCCGTTTCCGAAGTTGACACCCGTGTTACTATAGGAACCCCCCGGAACATAAAGCGCCTGTGTGATCGTCCCCGTTGAAGTGTTTGAACGGATGCTCGCCGCATTACTCAAGTAATTCTGGATCAAATTTGTGGTCGTGGTCAGAGGCACGGACCCCGTGACGTACGAAGAGACGTGGAGCGATCCGGTCGGTACGCGGTCGGCCAGGACGTACGCATTACCAGAGGCGTCCGAAGTCACAGTCACGTTGCCCACGAAAGAGGTGTTGCCGTTGACGGTAAAAGTTTCAGTCAGTAGAGAGGGGTTGACGCCGCCTATGCCCACCGCGCCGCCTTGGTAATACACCGAAGTTCCCTGCTGGGACCACGGGTTGGTCGAGGGCGAGACGTACGAGCCCACGGGCTTGAGGGAGACGAAGGTCGAGACGTTCGAAAGAGCGACGGTCGACTGAGTTCCAGGGAAGATGACATCGATGTAGTAGTAGCGCGAGGTGTCGGTGATGTTCAAGGGCATGGTGACTATGGTCGTGGGGTCCTGGGTATACATGGGTGCGTACTGGTAGATGTACGGGCCCTGGGTCCCTGGAGCCGTGTCGCTCGCTAGCGACCCCACGCCAAACATCATGGGCGTCACGGACGTATTGAGACACATGGAGACTTCGTAGATTCCCACCTGGTTAACCTGGAAGTTGCCGCCGGACGTGACGGCTAAAGAGGTCGAGACTCCACTGACCGTCCAGCCATTGGAAGAGGTCATGGCCAGGCGGAATGTGTTGGAGGTGACGGGCGACGACAGAGTGGTGGTGCCGTAGGCGTTCATGAGGAGGCCGGAGGCGACGCCCGTCGCAGAGGTCAGGTAGTTGCCAAAGGGGCCGACCTGCACGTACGTCCCGTACGCCGACCCCACGGCTGTCGTGGAGCGAGTCGGGTAGAGAATGGTGGGATTCCCTGCCGCCGTGCTGAAGAAGACGTCGAGGTAATAGTACTGGGTGACGTCCTGAACGGTCAAGGGGATCGTGATCACGGTACTGGGCGAGGAACCGACTGGGAAATTGTAGACGTAGTCGTAACCTGCGGTTGCAGTGACCACGGGTGGGAAACTTGAAGAGGATGTCTTGCCAAAGGCCAACTTCACGACGGGTTGGTCACCAACCACGACGCAGGTGACCTGGTAGAGGCCGCCGGTCGCAAACTTGAGCATGCCCGAGCCTGCAGTAAAGGCGGATACGGATGCGACCGCCTCGGCACTAAAAGACGCCATGTTGATGTGGTAGCCAGCTATGCCCGGACCGGCGGTGCCCGTGGCGAAGGCGGTGCCGAGCGAGTACGTGCCCGGAAGAGAGTAGAGGATACCTTGGGACGTGCCGGAACCCGAGCCGACTGAGCCGCCGATGGAGAAGATGTTGCCCTGGACGACGAGGTTACCGGTCAGGTAGACGTTGCCAAAGCCGGTGTTTGTGGAGAGGTTGCTCGACATGATGATGTTGGACGTGTAGAGGTTCGAGCGAACCGTGAGATTCGCAATGTTCGCGTCTCCCGTGACGTTCAGGGACGTCACATTGGCAAAGGACACGTTGAGAGTGGCGACATTTGCGTTGCTCAGGAACGCAGTCCCAGAGACGTTCAGAGACGTCACGTTCTCCGTGAGGATGTTGGCGCTCGTGACATTGAGGGTGGCTACGGCCGTGCTGAACATGAATGTCGTACCAGAGACGTTGAGGCTCGTCACGTTCGCGGTGGTGACGTTGGCCGAGGTGATATTCGCGGTCAAAAGATTAGCCTGTACGAGGGTCGCCAGGCCCGAGACGTTGAGGGTCGCGACGTTTTCCGTGAGGACGTTTGAAGATGTGATGTTGGCCGTGAGAACATTAGCACGGAAGAGGGTCGCAAAGCCAGAGACGTTCAGAGTCGAGACGTTCTCTGTGATGACGTTGGCTGACGTGATGTTGGCCGTGAGGACGTTCGCCTGAAAAAGGATTGCACTCGAAGACACGTTGAGAAATGTGACGTTGGCCTGAGTGCTAACGTTCAGGGACGTGACGTTGATCGTGGGGGCGTTGACGTTTCCAGATGCTGTGAGGACGGTGACCGAGGCCACGTTTTGACCCACGAGGGCGCCGTAGAACCCCGTGGTTGCTATGGCCGTCGCAGCGTTGGACACGGGGGTGGTGATGATCGGCGCGTAGACGTTCGTGCTCGCCGTCAGAGCACTCACGGCCGCGGTATTCGCACCGGCCAGCACGCCATAAAAGGCTGAGGTGGTGGAGACGGCCCCTGTGATGCTGACGCCCTGAGCAAACGTCACGGGCCCTGCAAAACTTGAAGTGCCCGTGCCGTTCACGGCCGCATTGCCGACCGTGACGACATCGCCAAAATTGGTGATGATCGGCATTACATTTTACAGAGAGTTTTTTCGGGGTGGAAGGGCCCGTAAGGCCCGCTCGAAACTCCCCTGTGAACTCCGGGGCGTAGCACTTGCTTGGTTCCCTGGATCTAAAAAGATTCAAATGAGTTTTTTTAAAAAGAATCATTTGAATGTTTTTGGGGTCCTGGACCCATGTGCGCCGTTCTTTGGAGTACCTGACGCCCTACAACGGCCTCAGAGTCACGTAGGAACCCGTGTACCCTTCGGCCGTGACGTTTGTATAGGCGGTCCTGTGGATATTTTCACCGGTCTTGTTCATGGCCTCGAAATCTATGAAGTAGTACTTGGACGTAGAGTCGACGTAGAACGGGATCTGAACGGGCACGGATGGGTCCTGGCCCACGCTTATACGGTAGCAGTAGAGCCAAACGCCCGGATCGGCGAGGTTCGAGTGAACGTCTGACGTGTTGGAGCTCAGAGCGACGGTCTTGATATTGTTGTCGGACGTGAGAACAACCGTGAATTGATACGGACCAGTCTGTGAAAACCTAAAGCCACCGTTGGCTGACGGCCCCGTGATCAAGGGGTTGGAACCGTAGGTGGTCCACGACGCCAGGGGGTCCGGCCCAAAGAGTGTGAAGAGGTTGGAGGTGATAGACCCCGCGATATTGCCGGTCCAGTTGCCCGTGGAATTCAGGGTGTACGTGGCGTTGAGATTCATGAAGAGGCCTGAGGAGACGGGGATGACACCAGCAGTCGCCACGCTAGCGACGTTGAGGGTCTGAAGGTTCGAGGTGCCCGAGACGGTCAGAGAACTCAGGGTCCCGACAGAGGTGACGTTGGTCTGAGCCGCCTGGAGCTGAGAAGCAGCGAGCGCCCCGAACGTGACGTTGCTCGCGTTGAGGTTGCTGAGGGTATTCCCACCCCCTATGAAGAACGGAGCCGATATGTTCCCGGTGGCGAAGAGACCGGTCAAAGTACCGACCTGCGTGATGTTGGGCTGGGCGGCCCCGGAGACCACAAGGGCGACGTTGGCAGCCGCGACGTTCCCCACGAGGACGGAGCTCTGAATATTAATCAGGGCGTTTCCGCCACCAGAAAAGAAGGAGGCTGACACGTTACCACTCGAAAAGAGCCCGGTCAAAGTGCCCACCTGTGTGATGTTGGGCTGGAGGGGCTGACTGACCACGAGGGCGACGTTGGCCTGGGCCACATTCCCTACTAGTACGGAGCTCAAGACGTTCGTGAGCGCGTTACCCTGGCCCGCGAAGAAAGACGCCGAGACGTTCCCACTTGAAAAGAGCCCTGTGAGCGTCCCCACCTGTGTGATGTTGGGCTGGAGGGGCTGACTCACGACGAGCGCCACGTTCGCAGCCGCTACGTTCCCCACAAGGGCCGCACTCTGAATGTTGCTCAGGGCGTTTCCACCTCCGATGAAAAAAGGGGCCGAGATGTTCCCAGTGGCATAGAGCCCTGTGAGCGTCCCCACCTGTGTGATGTTGGGCTGGAGGGGCTGTGAGACGACGAGCGCAACGTTGGCGGAAGCCACATTGCCCACGAGTACCGAGCTCAAGACATTTGTGAGCGCGTTACCCTGGCCCGCGAAGAAAGAGGCCGTCACGTTCCCACTGGAAAAGAGCCCCGTGAGCGTCCCCACCTGTGTGATGTTGGGCTGGAGTGGCTGTGAGACGACGAGCGCAACGTTGGAGGAAGCCACATTGCCCACGAGTACGGAGCTCTGGACATTGGTCAAAGCGTTACCCTGGCCCGCGAAGAAAGAGGCCGTCACGTTCCCACTTGAAAAGAGCCCCGTGAGCGTCCCCACCTGCGTGATGTTGGGCTGGAGGGGCTGCGAGACGACGAGCGCAACGTTGGCCGAGGCGACATTCCCCACGAGTACGGAGCTCTGGACATTCGTGAGCGCGTTACCCTGGCCCGCGAAGAAAGAGGCCGTCACGTTCCCACTTGAAAAGAGCCCCGTGAGCGTCCCCACCTGCGTGATGTTGGGCTGGAGGGGCTGCGAGACGACGAGCGCCACGTTCGCGTTGGCGACGTTGCCCGTGATCGCGGCCGCCGTGAGATTGGCGATGCCCGAACCGTTGCTTGCGGTCAGGATACCGACGGCAAGCGAAGATATGTTGGCGGTGCTTGCGACGTTCAGGCTCGTGCATGATACAAAGGGTATGGTCAAGGTGTCGAAGTTGAAGACGGTGTTGGTCGCGTTGGACGTGAAACCGGCTGTGAATATGTTGGTTGTCGTGATGGCATTAGCCGCGTAGATGTTCCCAGATACGTTCAGGCTCGTGAGGGTACCCACGCTCGTGATGTTGGGCTGGAGGGGCTGCGAGACGACCAGGGCCGTGTTGGCGCTGGCCACATTTCCCACGAGAGCCGCGCTTTGAATATTGCTGAGCGCATTACCCTGGCCCGCAAAGAAAGACGCCGTCACGTTCCCACTTGAAAAGAGCCCCGTGAGCGTCCCCACCTGTGTGATGTTGGACTGGAGGGGCTGGCTCACAACGAGCGCAACGTTGGCCGAGGCGACATTCCCTACTAGTACGGAGCTCAAGACGTTCGTGAGTGCATTACCCTGGCCGGCGAAGAAAGACGCCGTCACGTTCCCACTTGAAAAGAGCCCCGTGAGCGTCCCCACCTGTGTGATGTTGGGCTGGAGGGGCTGGCTCACGACGAGCGCCACGTTCGCCCGGGCCACATTCCCCACGAGAGCCGCACTCTGAATGTTGCTCAAGGCGTTACCCTGGCCCGCAAAGAAGGAGGCCGATATGTTGCCCGTGGCGTAAAGGCCCGTGAGCGTCCCCACCTGTGTGATGTTGGGCTGTAGGGGCTGGCTCACAACGAGCGCAACGTTGGCGGAAGCCACATTGCCCACGAGTACCGAGCTCAAGACGTTTGTGAGTGCGTTACCCTGGCCCGCAAAGAATGATGCTGAGATGTTCCCCGTGACGTAGAGGCCCGTGAGGGTTCCGACCTGTGTGATGTTGGGTTGGAGGGGCTGACTCACAACAAGAGCGACATTGGCCGTCGCCACATTCCCCACAAGTACGGAGCTCTGGACATTGGTCAAAGCGTTACCCTGGCCCGCGAAGAAAGAGGCCGAGACGTTCCCACTTGAAAAGAGCCCTGTGAGCGTCCCCACCTGTGTGATGTTGGGCTGGAGGGGTTGCGTGACGACCAGGGCCGTGTTTGAGCTGGCCACATTCCCCGTGATGGCCGATGCGGTAAGGTTCGAAATCCCCGAGCCGTTGCTTGCGGTCAGTAGTCCTTGGACCGTGAGCCCGGTCAGGGTCCCTAGAGACGTCACGTTGGGTTGGGCCGGCTGTGTGACGACGAGCGCCACGTTTGCAGCCGCGACGTTCCCCACAAGGGCCGCGCTTTGCACGTTGCTCAGGGCGTTCCCACCTCCAATGAAGAAAGGGGCCGAGATGTTCCCAGTGGCGTAGAGGCCTGTGAGCGTCCCCACCTGTGTGATGTTGGGCTGGAGGGGCTGACTCACGACGAGGGCCACGTTCGCCGCCGCGACGTTCCCCACAAGGGCCGCACTCTGAATGTTGCTCAGGGCGTTCCCACCTCCAATGAAGAAAGGGGCCGAGATGTTCCCAGTGGCGTATAGGCCCGTGAGCGTCCCCACCTGTGTGATGTTGGGCTGGAGTGGCTGTGAGACGACGAGCGCCACGTTCGCCGCCGCGACGTTCCCCACGAGGACGGAGCTGAGGATATTGGTCAAAGCGTTACCCTGGCCTGAAAAGAAGGAGGCTGTGACATTCCCCGTGACGTAGAGCCCAGTGAGGGTTCCAACCTGCGTGACGTTTGTCTGGGCGGCCTGGAGTTGGTACGGGGCTAGGGCTCCCACGAGGCTCGAGGTGTTGAGGTTATACAATCCAGATCCGTCACCGATATAGACACCGGCAGTCAGAGAATCTATGTACGCACCCTGACTGACGGTGAGGGCGTACCCGGGGCTGCTCGTGGCGTGGATTGCGACGTTTCCCTCGGGGTCTATGACCATGGCCAAGGTCTGAAAGTCCCAAAACTCGGCGACGTTGTGAACGTGACCGGGTCCACCACCCTCGTATTGCGTAACTTTGAGGGCCGTGGCCGTTCCGGCGTTGTTGATCGTCAGGGCGTTTGTCGTTTGCGTGTTGGTCGCAGTGATCGTAAAGTTTCCTGTGACGATCAGATTCGCCACGGCCACATTTCCGAACGCCGCGTAGCCCTTGACTGCTACGATGTTCCCGGTATGTAGCGTGTCCCCCCTGACCACGAGGGAATCGGTCGACGTGCTCGTGAACACGTTGAGGGCCCCAGCTACGTTGGAGTATCCCATCTCTAATAAAGTGTTAGAGTTTATTAGAGATGAGTTTTATGTACTCTGGGGCTGAGCCCCAGCCGAGTCTGGCGTGGCAGTTTGAAAACTCAAACGTGGACAGCGTCACTGGACTCAGTCCCTCGGCACAAGTCTCACCGGGACCGGCGCAGCTCCAGGGAAGTGCAGCACTGGTCACGAACGCCCCGACGAGCAATACGGCTGTGAGTTTTCCGGGAACGGCGGGGTCGTATATGACTCTAGGGACGACTGGCCCAACGACTTTTGATACTTCTGTTTCAAACACATTCATGGAAGCTTGGGTTTATTTAAATACAGGTCAGACTGGTAATAGAAGAATATATTCAAAATATTCCGGTATAACTGGACCTATAAATTATTCTTTCAGAGTATCTGGTGCTATCATCGGATTGACGAATGGTACATCTACAGTTTCCCATCAAACCGCATTATCAACGGATGTGTGGACACATATAGCATTTTCACTCATGACGAACGGAACGGCAAATGTGTTCGTGAATGGAGTCGTGAATACAACAGCAACCCCGTTATCGGTTTCATATAATTCTACATATCCGACCCTTATAGGTGTAGGTACTGGAGAATATTTCAACGGCTACATCCGCGACCTGCGCGTGGTTCAAGGCGGGGTGGTTCCCGTGGCGACGTTCACACCGGGCGCGGCGCCGTTCTCTTACGCTTCACCTGGTTACGTCGCGAACATGGGAACGACCGTGTTCACGCTCTTGGGGCAGTTTATCACGTACCCGAGCGGGAAGTACTTGAACTCTATGAGACTCGCACAGACCGTTCCCAACTCCGGTGCTAATAACTATGTATTATGGTCTATGAGCTCGACTCCTATTAATATAGACGCGACTGGAATAACCGTTTCGGCCTGGGTGAATTTCAATACTTTCTCAGGCTCTTTTGTGAGCATCTACGACTCTTTTTCTAACGTTATTGGGCTATCGATGACTTCAACGCAGACGAGAACAGGTCAGGGATTCTTAGGAACTCAGCAATTGAAGAACGCGACAACAATTTCAGCCACCAATTCAACTGGGACGTGGTACCACGTAGCACTGACTTACGATTCGACATCTGTGATTTTATACAGAAATGGCGTAGGGGCGACGCCCATTGCAACTGGTTCAACTGGCGGCGTGGTAATCACCGGCTTGCGAGTAGGTTCGCAGACTAATATTATTAATCCGTCATACTCTGGTTATCAAAGCGCCGACTGTACTATCGACGACCTCCGTATCTACAACACGGCTCTGACTGCCGCACAGGTCCAGTCGGTTTACTCGAGTCAAGGGGCTCCGGCGCCGAGTCGCGCGATGCCTCTGCCGAAGCTCGCGTGGGATTTCAACGGGACCACGACCGATTATGTGAGTGGGGTGGTGCCCACGACGACGACCGGTACGCCGACGTATGTCGCTGGAAAATATGGACAGGCAATTCAATTTACAAATTCAGCTGGAAGCGCGCCAACTCAACGCCTCGCATACCCAGTGAGTCTTTCATCGTCATCTGGGATAACCGCTTCTTTTTGGGTGCAATTTAATACATATAATACAGGCTTCCAAACCCCATTTTCATTGGGTGATAGTTCTTCGTATCTGAATATTTTTGGTACGAGTGTTATTTACTTGTACTGGCAGCGAGGTTCTAATTCTGTGCAAGCGAGTCCCGGTTTCAGTTATTCGACTGGGACATGGTATCATATAGCCCTATGTTATTCGGCTCAAACTGTTACATTATATATCAACGGTGTAGGGACTGTAGGAACACTGTATATAGGTGGGACTCCCAGTGGTACAAACGTCGGTGCGGACACCACCTTCACGGCGGCGTATGCGGGCAGTCAAAACACATCACTCGCATTCAACGGTCTCGTCGACGACCTGCGCATATTCGACCGAGCTCTGACGAGCGCGCAGGTTCAGTCTATTTACAATCAGCAGGGCGTGCCGGGGCGGGGGGTTCAGACGAATACAAGAGGAATACTCGACGTTATGAACACACCTACTGCAGCCGCGTTCAGTCTCCGCCAGCTCACTTCTACATACACGGGTCCAGTCGTTCAGATTCGGAGACAATCTGACCTGATTTCTAACAACTTCGTGGCTGATTTTTCAGGCAATTTGTCAAACGTGCAGAACGGTACGACGCTTCAGACGTTCTTGACGAGCACGTACGGAAACGTCACGACATGGTACGACCAATCTGGAAATGGGCGAAATGCATCACAAGCGTCAGCTACAAACGCTCCAGTCATAATTCAAACTTCAAATTTAAATATGAAATGGGCTCTGACAACTACATACGCGAATCCGAATGGTTCGACCTTTCTCAACGTATCTGGAGGAACGTTCCTCAACGCGACCGATTTTACTATAATGAGTACAAGTCGCCGAACCATAACATCTAATAGTAAGACTAATAACGCCCTCTACGCCTATGGCGCCAATTCGAGTTGGCAAAGTTACACGTCCAACGTGACGTATCCCGATAACAGTCGATTCGTATGTGAATTTCCATATCAGGGGAATCGAGCAACTTGGAATCAGCGCGCCAACCCACAGAATGCAGAAGCATTTGCAACTATACCATACTATATAGCAGGGAGTGAACCAGTAACGTATCTTTCTCTTGTTTCTAAAGGATCGATAAACCAGACGACGCTCTATTGCAACAACGCTGTGGCGAGCACGACAGCCGCATACGCACAGTGTAATGCAAACGTGCTCATGACATCAGCCTTTACGATCGGAGGGGCATCAGCATATGGTTCTTTTGGAGGTGAAATTGGTGAATTTATTATTTTCCCGAGCGCTTTGACCGCCGCACAGGTTTCGCAAAATTATAACAGTGAAGTTAAGAACTCTTCAGGAGGGGTTGTCAGTTTGACAGGCACCCCCCTGTTCACCCAATTGTCCCAAGCCGCAACGAGCTCGGCGGTCGGCGCGTTCAGTCTCCGGGCGGTCAATGGAACTTCGGCGAGGGCTGTGCAGGTGGTGGCCCACCCAGTTGGCACGTGGCCACCGGTTGCGATGACATCAAACACGACAACGGCGACAGGGACATTCAACGGGGTGACGAATGGCGTCTATACGGCAAGTGAAAGCCCCAATGCATATGCAGGTCAGACTTATAGCTACGGAGCATTTGATTCCAACCCCACTGACGGTTATTGGCACAGCGCCCTGACCTATAACGCAGATGGGTCCTACAACGGTACGACGACTCAGACCGATGGCTACACGGGTGAATGGCTCCAGATCCAATTCCCGACACCGATTATTCTTTATTCATATTCGATGATAAACAGGTCTGGGTTCAATGCAAGGACCCCTAAAAATTTCAGAATTTACGGGTCTACCAATGGAACGAATTGGACAATCGTCGATACACAATCTAATATTACACAATGGTTATGGCCTAATCGCCTCACATTTACGATTACCAATCCTTCAATGACGCCTTATAATTATTTCAGGATGGTTGTGAATGCGACGAGTGGTCCAGATTCAATTCAGATATCAAGTTGGGTTCTTAACGGGCCAGCGGCTGCTTATACAACTGGTTCTGCGACAGACTTTTACGCCGACCGCCTCGGCAACCTTTTGACGGCCCCGGTGACTGGGCAAAGCTTGGCGAACTGGCTCGGGGGCGCGACCGGATACGTCACGACGTGGTACGACCAATCCGGGCGCGGGAACCACGCGACCCAACTGACCGCAGCGAATCAACCGATAATCACTCGTGCGACGAAGGGTCAGGGGTACGCGTGTTTGTTCAACGGCGCCAACTCGCAAGTTCTTGCATGTGCAGCCGGAACGTATTCTCTGCTCAACGGCACAAAGTACGCCGTCTGTGTGACCGAACGCCGCAATAATGCAGGTACACAGGGGGGTTATTTCGGTATTGGTAGCACAGGTGGGGGCGGCACAGGGTTGATTGCTGGTTACTTTAATTCTGACACTAATATAGTATATTCACACCGGGGAGACAATCTCGACAATACGGTCGCTGCATATGCAGGTGCATCTGAACCAATTCGATACACCGTCTTCGACTACAGCGCATCAACTACAAAGAGGGTCTATATAAACTCTTCAATTTTACCAGTTACAAATACTTCTTATGATCTGGTGGCGACAACCGGAGCCATGACAATCGGTAAATCATTTGGTACGGGTAATTCAACTTATTATTACGGTGAAATCTACGAGCTCCTCGTATTCACACAGTCTCTTTACGACTTGGACAACACGGGTGGGCTCATCACCAAGATTTACCAGAATCAGCTAAGCTACACTGGCGCCTAAAAGGCTCCTTGAGAGCCTCCGGGGCGGGATATTCGTCCAGGGTCGCGAGAAGCTTTGCGCGAATCTCTTCGGTGACCCGGATCTCCTTATCACTGATGGTCATAAGGTACATTCTAATCTCAAAAGAAAGCGACTCCCACTCAGACCGTGCTGAATCTTCATCACGGTCTGGGTGTTTCTCGAGCCAGTTGGTCACCCACTGGGCTTCAGTTCTTTCCATTTTAGTTTAAAAATAATTTTTTTCCTTCCTAAATTTCTACGGGGGGGAGGGTCCTGGTTTTGGGGCCCGAAGTGCTGGTACCTTTTCTAAAAACCCCGGGGGTTTTTAGAAAATCATAGCTTAAAATATTTTCAAAATTGTGAACCCTCCCCCCTTGGAAATTTAGGAAGAAATAAAAAGATTATCAGCAAGGACATTGGGACTTTATTCGAAGCGACACATATAGGGCCGGTATCATGAACGCATTCATGAAGTCCGAGTTGTACAGGGACCTCAAGTCGGCCGTGTGTGGACACTTGAAACAGGTATCCAAGGGTGAACGCGCTCAAATCAAGGTGAACATGATGGGGACTCCCATGCCCGCCGAAACTATATTTTCCTAACCAAGAAACTATAAAAGTTCCTGCCAACTCAGAAGAGCATCAGCATCGACGGTTGCCTGTGAAGTGTTGTTGAAAAATGCCAGTGTAAATATATCACTCGTCTGTGTGAATGAATTCCGGCCAATCTGTGAAAAATACTGACCGAGCTCGAAGACAGCCAGTCCAGAGGTTTTCCCCTGCGCCGCACCAAAACCTGATGCCACCTGTTGACACGTCGTGGCTGAAAAGGCTGTCGCCGACTTGTCCACAAGGATGCTCGTGCTCGGTGGTGCCGCCAAAAAGTTCTCACCCGTGAGGTTTGCCGCTGTAACATTACTCCACAGAGCCCACTGTACGATATCATCCGTCGACTTTATCACCACCTCGACCTGCTTGATAGCGCACACAGAGTCGAGGCGACCAGCAGCCAACTGGATTGATATGACAGGTACCCAGGTTCCAGCGCCCACGGTCGCGCTGAACGTAGCCAGATTGGAATACAGAGTGAGGGGTGCGTTCGACCCACCCTCTGACATGACGGTCGAGCAAATCTGCGTAAGGTTTGACGTGGCGGGTGCCGCGCCGTTCAGGGTCTGAATCTCGTACCGGACAGGGAGACACGCGGTTGTTATGTAAGCTGTTTTAATCAGATTTGCGTGATGGAACGTATGGCACAGGATGAAAATGCCATCGATGATGAACCCCATGCGAACAGAGCCGACGCCGAGCCATTCCATATCGATCCAAAGAATCTGAGACTTTGTAATGTCTAAAGTTATACCGGACGGACCAGTTCCCAAGAGCTTATCACCGTTCCAGTTGACCTGCGCCACGTTTGAAAGTGTAACGGTTCCCGTGACGTTCGAGCGCTGGACGAGCTCGAGTCCGTTCGCCAACTCGACGTAAAAACCGTTGTCTGTTCCAAAATACCCCACCCGCTGTCGAGTATTACCCGGAGAGGCTGGCGCCATCGTGAACGTCATCATCGCCAAAAGAGACTTGCCGGGCTGATATCTGAATGTATAAGCCGATTCACGCGCGGCAAACGATCCCACTGTGTTGGTCACCGTGAGATTTGCAGAACTCTGGGTCGGTATGAATGTTACCGAACCACCCGATGCGACGTTTGATCGGAACGACGTGTCAAGGCCGAAACGCTGCTGAGAATCAAAGAGCGTAAAGGGATTGCTGACCCTCAGACGTCCAAACGCGTCGAGTTGGGGAGTCGCCTTGAGGGTCACGTCAGAATTGAAGAGGTAGACCATCCTTAGTAAGTTCGTAGACTAAAAAATCCTCCAAGACGACCCAGTCCATATGACGTTCACGGCTCCGTAATTCAAAGCCACGACGAAAGAGGCCTGCCCGTCGATGAGGTCTGGGCCCGAGGCCGCCACCGTGACCCTGTACCCGACGAATGTACCGGCCAGACCCGACTCGTCCTTTATGATGTACTGCTTGCCCGCGCTCAGCGACGCTCCCAGGGGCAGTGTTACAGTCGTGCCGTTCGAGACTCCCACATAGTAATCTGAAGCGCCTGGGCTCGCGTTGAAAACGCAATTTCCCAAGGTTGTCATCGTCACTGAACCGCCAGAGCCGCCGAGCCCGCTCGAGGGCCCGACCGTGAACCACGTGCCACCCAGAGTGTTTGAGGTCGGTTGTAAAGTCGGTGCGTCAACCGCAAAGAGGTCCACGTAATAGTAGGCGGATACGGACCCTACGTAAAAATCAATGTCAAAAACGGCCGTGGGGTTCTGGGACACGAAAGGAACGTGGCGATACACGTACGTCTGATCGGTCCCATGGACCTCTGCAACGTTCGAACCGATGGCGACGCCCGTGATATTGTCACCCGTCGTACAAAAGACGCCGCGCAAGTTGTACACGCCCGTACGGGAAAACTGAAGGTACCCACCCACCGTGCGCGTGACGGCCGAGCTCGACCCCTGAACGCTAAAAGGGGAGAGATTCGGGGCGAGGGTCGTTCCGTAGAGGATTCCCGTATACGTGGGAGGTGCGTACGTCCCCCCGAGCGAGAAATACAGGGAACCGCCGAAACCGAGAGGAGTCCCGAGCGCGGAAAAGACGTTCCCAGATACCACGAGGTTCCCGGTCACGTACGTGTTGCCGAGTGTCACTGGTACGATGTTCCCCGTGACTGATAAGTTGTTGTTCACAGTGAGGTCATCTAAGGATGTGATGTTGGGCTGGTAGGGCTGCGAAACCACAAGCGCCACGTTCGCCCGTGCGACGTTCCCCGTGATGGACGCGGCCGTGAGGTTCGCGATCCCCGAGCCGTTCGAGGCGCTCAGAAGTCCTTGGACCGAGAGCCCCGTCAAAGTCCCGAGACTCGTCACGTTGGGTTGAGCCGCCTGCGAGACGACGAGCGCCACGTTCGCCTGGGCCACGTTCCCCGTGATGGACGCTGCAGTCAGGTTTGCGATTCCAGAGCCGTTGCTTGCGCTCAAGAGTCCTTGGACCGAGAGCCCAGTCAAAGTGCCCAAGGACGTGATGTTGGGCTGAGCCGGTTGAGAGACCACGAGCGCAATGTTCGCCTGGGCGACGTTCCCCGTGATTGCGGCGGCTGTGAGGTTCGCGATCCCGGAGCCGTTCGAGGCGCTGAGGAGCCCTTGGACCGTGAGCCCGGTCAATGTGCCCAAAGACGTCACGTTGGGCTGGGCCGCCTGCGAAACCACCAGCGCAACATTAGCTTGTGCGACGTTCCCGGTGATGGCCGCTGCGGTAAGGTTCGCGATCCCAGAGCCGTTCGAGGCGCTGAGGAGCCCTTGAACAGAGAGCCCCGTCAAAGTGCCTAGGGACGTCACGTTGGGCTGGGCCGGCTGAGTGACGACCAGAGCCGTGTTGGCGCTGGCCACATTGCCCACGAGTGCCGCACTCTGAATGTTACTAAGCGCATTACCTTGACCGGAAAAGAAGGAGGCTGTCACGTTCCCACTCGAAAAGAGCCCCGTGAGGGTTCCGACCTGCGTGATATTGGGTTGGAGGGCCCCAGTGACGACCAGGGCGAGATTGGCACTGGCCACATTCCCCACGAGGACGGAACTCAAGACATTCGTGAGTCCGTTCCCCTCTCCGTTGAAGAAAGAGGCTGTCACGTTCCCCGTGACGTAGAGCCCCGTGAGGGTTCCGACCTGCGTGATATTGGGCTGGAGGGGCTGAGAGACGACCAGGGCGACATTGGCGGAAGCCACGTTACCCACGAGAACACTGCTGAGGACATTCGTGAGCGCATTACCCTGACCCTCGAAGAACGAGGCTGACACGTTCCCCGTGACGTAGAGCCCCGTGAGCGTTCCGACCTGTGTGATATTGGGCTGGAGGGGCTGCGAGACGACCAGGGCGACATTGGCGGAAGCCACGTTACCCACGAGAACACTGCTGAGGACATTCGTGAGCGCATTACCCTGACCCTCGAAGAACGAGGCTGACACGTTCCCCGTGA